TGTTCTGGTCAATCGTGTCACGCGCAAGAGCTTCTGCATCATTAGCACCTTGTAGTGTTTGTTCTGTCTGGTTGAGCGTTGGCTCCCAACGGCCAGTAGTAGGGTTGTACGCAACACCTCCACCGCGACCATCACCAAGCGCACTACCTTGCGACATAAGCGCTTGTGCCATCTGTGAAAGCTGGTCAGCACTAGCACCCTGCTGCTTAGCAAGTTCTAGCTGTTTTGTGTACATCTCTTCATTCTGGCGGTTCTGCTTGTTGCCGCCAAGCAAACCTGAGATGCCGCTTGCAAGGCCCAAGCCTGCTTGAATAGCTGCAAAAGGAATAGGCATTAGAAAGCTCCCTGACTGCCAAGACCGCGACCAACCGCAGCACGACGCTTACGGTCTTCAAGCGCTGAGCCAATGGCAGTGTCTCTGTTGTTAATTGTACCTTGAGCCTCTCCACCTGTGTTGCGGATACTGCCAAGGTCAAAGAATTGTTGTCCACCGACTTGGTTCAACAAGTCACCACTGCCACGAGTTTGCGCCCGTTCTGCGATGTCATTGCCTTGTCCAAGGAGACTGTCGAAGTCAATGTTGCTACCAAAGTTGTAACCCTGCGCACTGCTAAAGGCACGGTCCCTTACTTGGTCCGCTTGCGTGCGATAATTTCCAATAACGCCGTCAGCAAGCGAACCCAACTGCGAACGTCCAGCTTCATAACTTGTTCCAATACTGTTACGGGCAGCACTTTCGCCTTGTGGATTGAAGATACCTCGTGCTACACCACGGTCAACATAGTCAAGCGCACCTTGCTTCTGTGTTCCAATGATGCTATTAATTGTCTCATCCAAGATGTCATCAGAGATTAACCTGCTTCCAAAGTCCGTACCAAACTTCTGTTCTGCCTGTTGAGTGTAGCCAATGCGACGACTGCGAAGTTCATCATCAAGAATAGTCTGCGCAATCGACCTACCATTAACAGCTTGTGTCAGGTCAGCACCGGGAGCGAGTGAGCTTGTCGCGCGTGTGAAGCCCTGCTCAATCTTTGGCGCAAACTGATTAGGGTCCAACCCATAGCTAGAGATAAGGTCATTCGCAGCACTACCCTCAGATGAACGCAACTGACCAAGCTGATTGGTGAAATCAGTCTCTTGCTTCGTGCGAGTGTCTGTATCTGCTTGCAGCCTTGCAGCCTCTTGCGCACCTTGTGCCTTGACTTCTCTTGCTCGCGCGTCTGCGGCTGCATCACGCTCTCGCTGTGCTGCAAGTTCTGCCTCATTGTTGTTAGGCCGACCGCCGCCAAACAAACTCCCAAGCAGAGTGGGTAGCAAGCCGATGCCTAGTGCTGCTAATGGAATTGCCATGTGCGTGTTCCCGTTTCACTTATTCTATCAGGTTGGTGCGCCCTGTCAAGGGGTTTTTATCACGGCTGCCCGACTTTTCGCTGGCGTTGACTGCCAAGGAAGTAACCAACAGCCATGCTCAATGCACTAATCAATGCAGTCTGCAACTGTTCAGTACCAAAGTAGAACAGTGCAGCAGCAAAGATAATCACAATTGAGCCAGCAATCAGAAACTCCGGCGACCGAATGTCAACACGGAGTTCAGTCTCAGCCATATGTATCGCATCATTAGCGCGACCAGTAGCTTGTTCCTCTGTCTCTTCGTCACTCATTGTTGCCTCCTACTTTGCTCCGCTCTGATACGATAGTTTCAATCTCATGCAACGCATCATCTTTCAGGTCCACAAAGTACAAGATTGACCCTATGAGCATTGCAAACAGCGCTCCAATGATTGAGATGGCTGCTGTCTGAATTGTTGTTCTGATTGATGAGAACTCACTACGCAAAGTAGCAACAATGACTTCCAGCACTGCAACACGAACCTCTAGAGCGCTCCTTGCCACTTGATTATCTTCCATCACTAATCCTTAGTTGCCTAATGCTATGAACGCAAAGTTTGTTGCGTTCTTGTCATCGCTGTCAAAGCCACAAGTAAACTGTGTCAGTGATGCAGTAGTAAACGCCCATACAGGTTCGTTACCATCATCGTTGTCATCAAGGTCACCTTTCGGAGAGATGAGGACTTCAAAGGCTTGGTTAGGAAAAGCAATAGGGTAGTTAACAAGTTGTGTGCCGGAAGCGGGAGTTGCAGGGAGCAAGAACCTGCCCCACTGAATAATCAAGCCACCGGGAAGAGTGTATGCACCAGCGGGAAGACTTGCATCATCAAACACAGCACCAAGACGAGCAATGCCAAAGGTACCAGTTGTGATAACTGCTGCATCAAATGCAGACACATCAGGCGCACCGGAGATGTCAGCATATGGGATTTCATCTACAGCCGAGAAAGGACTAGTGCCATTGCCGACAAGATAACCGGTCAGTGTGCCGACACCCGAACCGCCATTAGGAACTGCTAGCTTTGAACCTGCTGCATCCCAATTAGTGTTATCAACTGCATCTTCAAGCGCAACAGCACCAAGCTCAAGACCATCTCTTGCGGTTGCTGCTGTCCCTCCACCAGTACCACCAGCACTGACAGGCAGGATACCAGTAAGTCCTGAAACGTCCAAACCACCTTGGAATGAAGTAGCCTTAATGATGCCAACAACTTCAAGAGCAACAGATGGTGTGCTGGTGTTGATGCCTACACGGCCATTGGTGAGGGAGATGAACAGTCCATTGGTCGTGCTGAGGCTAGAGCCAAGTCGAACAACATTATCTGTCAAGCTCTCCGCAATTGATAGCTGTCCTGAACCAAACTGGAAAGCGTAACCAGCACCAGAGGCATCAAAGCTAATGTCCTCACCAATTGTGATAGAGCTAGCATCAGCTTGGAGAAACAGTGTGTCAGTGGCGTGGTCATACTGCACAAGCCCAATGTCGTTATCATCAGGGTCACCAAAGGCGATAGTAGACCTCTCATCGTTAGGTACAAGGAATGAGATGCCTGTCTCAATGTTGTTCTCAATGACAACATCATCGTACAAAGAGTTAGCTGTTGCGCCAGAGCTATTGTTAAAGATGCTCAGGCTCGTGAAGTCCTGTCGAATGTTACCAACAATGTTGAAGCTAGTGCCATCGTACACAACTGTGATGATGTCACCGGCGTCAATGTCGCCCACAGCAACTTGTCCATTCTTGAACAACAGCGGCTTTACGCCTAGGCCATCAACATTTAGTGTCATATCACCAGTGTTGCTATTGACTGCCTTGAAGCTAACCTTCATGCCAACAGTGTAGCTCGTAAAGACAGGGGAGTAGACTGCACTCAGGTCATTGGTCCCTGCTGCAACAGCAAAGATGAAGTCAACATCCGCAGCAGCAAGAGCAGCATCCACAATGCGCCAGTTGGCGTTGATGTCGTCACCCCACAAAGGAGTGTTGAAGTCAACTAGGCCAAGATTGAATGTTGCAGTGTACGATGAAATGGTCATCTGAGATTGTTCCCTGACAAGTAATGGAGAGTGAAGGCAACAAACTTGAGTGGTTCTGACACGCTGCCAGAGAAGCGCATCTTAGCCAGCTTGAACTTACTAGGCCATGCGTAGTTCTTCTCATAACTAGTGTTACGTCCTCCACCAAACGGTTGTGGTCCTTTACCAAACTGTCCTTGGTCGCCACCACTAAACTGCATCTCACATGCTGGAGCGTCTAGGTAGCGGTCAACAAACATCTGACAAGCGAACTCTCCAGTTCCCTCTGTGTCGAAGCCAACATACTTACTGGTCTTTGTCTGAGAGCGCGCACGGAAGTCAATCCATGGCGTCTCCCACTCAAATGCAATAGGCTGTCCAGTGCCGGGCTGACGAATGTAGTCTTTGGTCAACCTGTTCTGTGAGTTACCATACAACCACAGGTCACCAACCTTGTCTCCAAACACCACATTGCCTTGGAGTGTGCGGCAACCACAAGTGAAGTTCCAACCAGTGAAGTACGTCCAGCGGACCTGCCTATCAGTCTGTGAGTAGTGCAACACATACACGCGCGTCTCAGTCGTTGCTGCAACTGTTGCGGCATTAGGCACAAAGAGCATGTATCGCCCTTCGTTGTTATCCCAAACAGCAAACACGCGGTCTTCTGCTCGCTCGACATTCAACGGCAACAGGGACTTCACATAGTCATCTTGGATTAGGTCACTCAGCGGCTCTGGCTTGAAGTTCTGGCTAAGCACTGTGCGGCGAAGTGTTGATATGGAAGTGAAGTCACTGATAATGCCATCATCACCAACTGCAATAGCGGCACGATGAGACAAGCAACCATACTGGTCGATTGCGTCATCAAAGTTTGGTGTGTGGTTATTGTCATCGTCATAGATGCCCAACTGGCCAATCACTGTCCCTTCTGCAAAGAACACGAGCAAGCGACCTCGGAAGGCAGCAGCACCACGAATAGTGCTAGCATTTGCTAGGTTGGATGCAACATCAGTGAAGGTTGCGTCATTGGGAGGCGGGTCACCAAACCAAGTGCCGGGAGCATCACGCGCACTGATATGCACACGGTTGGGAAACAGCGGGTCACCCAAGAAACACAAGTAACGTGACACAGCAACAGCATACCTACAGATGGGAATGTTGATGTTAGTGCCAGTTGCAGGGTCTTGCAAATAGTCAACAATGAAGTTGCTGTCTACCTCTAGCGGCTTATCTACACCGTTGTTGATGATAAGCGCACCGTCAAACTGCTCGAACGATGCAAAAGTTGTGTCACCCCACCCACTCGGAGCGCCGGGCAACACTGCTGCTATAGAGTTGCTCCAAATCTCGGTAACAACTCCAAGCGCATTGATACGCCAAATGGTGCCATCAGTGCGAACTGCAACGATAGCACCCTTGAACGCAGCACAGTTAATCACACCTCCACCGATGTTAGCCAACAACTTAACACCATTCCGCACAGACAGGGAACCATCGCCAGAAATGACGACGTTCTTCGCATTTGTGAGGAATGACGGGCTGAGGTTTAAGTCAGTGTCATCAATGTTCCAACCGCCGCTAAAGTTCCGGAGTGTCGTCGGTAACAACGACCGGAGCCTTGCCTTCGATTGTTTTAGATGTTTCAGCATTAAAAGGACACGCCTTATCAACGAGTGCAATGGTTGCGAGTGCTGCGCTACGGAGCTTGACACCGTTCGCACAGTTGGCAATGCTGCCAGTAGTCTCACAGCCTGAAAGCGCAACAACTGCGCCGAGAAGAATGAGTTTGTTCATAGCCAGCCTTCCGTCCAAGTGTCAGGGTAGCGACTTGAGTTAGGGTCCAAGTCGATGGGTTCATTGAAGAGGTTGTTCTTGAGAGAGACATACCTATCAGTGAACATGGCCTGATGCATGTTTGCCGCATCAGGGTTAGCCGCATCCTCAGTGAAGTAGCTCCACACTGCGAAATGCGACAACATCAAGCTATCAAGCTCGAATGTCTGAGTGATTAGATAAGGTGCAGGACGCGCACGACCTACAACGAGAACTGTGCCAGCGCATTGGCTTGGCCAAAACCTCAACATGGTAGCGGGGTTATGCTCGATAGCACGAGGCACACCACCAGCTTGCCACACCGGATTGAGTGTGTTTGTTGCTAGTTGCAGCTTTGCAAGAGGACGTTCCCTCGTCTCAGTGTACACATACCGAATGTCTTCGTAGTGCACGATGTCTTGCAGAGGTGTTGTCGGAAGACCGTTAGCAACTGTTAGCTGTTTACGCACAGTAAAATGCGGCCACCATTCCTTGAGGAACAAGTGGTCGAACGCATCTTGCAGCTTAGACAGCAGGAGTGTTTGGGAGTAGGATTGCACAGCAGAGCCAGCAGCTTGGTACAGCATCTGTTCTGTGGCCGAAACCAACTGAATACCAGTCTTGTATATCATAGCACTCTCCCATCATGGCGCGGTGCAGGACAGATACACCGCGCCATGAGCCTAGACAGCTTGTTAGCTGCTAAAGTGTGGGACACCATGCAGACCGCCGTTACCAGCCGGGTTAACAAAGTTGTCAACCAAGGCAGTGATAGCGATACGGTTCGAGCCGTTGACAGTGGCGTTTGGCGTGTACGTCCCACGCGGGTCGCCAGTGATAGCCGTTGCTGGGTCCGTAAGAACCGCAGCAGCGAGCGTACCAACAGTGCCAGCAGCACTGTTCAGCTTCTCAGCAAGAACAGTTGCCGTACGGTAAGGAAGGCCAAGAGCAGCACCAGTACCGACATTGATAGTGCGCGATGCCGTAGCACCGTACGCAATGCGGCTGATGTACTTGAACGCCTTCAAACCAACAACAGGCGTGGTGCCGTTGAGAGTGAGAGTTTCTGACACGCGCTGACCAAGATAGTCATTGCCATGCACAGTCACAGTCGAAGTCGCTGCACCACTAGCAACAACAGTGAGGTTACGCCCAAACGGAGCAGCAACTTGCGCAACCGTTGGAGCAGCCTCACCTGCAACTGCAATATCAATCGCAGAAGCAATGCCGGTAGCACTACCCGCAACAGGCGTACCGAAGTCAACCTCAAGCGGGGCAGAGTGAACAACATCATCTGCATACTGCAATGCCGGAACATATGCACTATAACGCGGATGATAGAAGTCGGGTTTACGAGCAGCCATCAGTCAATCTCCTTACGCTGCGAGGCTGTCAGCAGTACGGGACTTGCTTCCAGCTTTCGCGTTTTCATGGACAAACTCGAACGGGTCACCGCCCAAGTCAACAACATCACCTGTTTCGCCGTCAATCATGCGAGGTTTCTTATCAAAACCAAGCTCTTTCAACTTCTCAAGTGAGGTAAGGCGGATGGAGTGGCCCTTGGGGAACGTGACATGATAACACTCAAGCTCCTCAGTGACCTCTTTTGCTACGATACGAGCCACACCATTCTCATCTTCAATGCTGTGTTTGGTGTGAGTAACTGTTTCCTTGTGAGGTCCAGTCACATAGTACCGAGCGATTACTTTGCGTTGCATTGTATCTCTCCCTAGTTGATGAGCGCTGCGTGGGTGCGATAAGCCTTCCACATGCAGTACTGTCCCTGCCAAACAACACGCGAACCAGTAACGTCCATGTTCCACGGAGCGTTGAGGCTCTTGACACGCATGTTCACGCCCTTGAGCATGTGCAGACGCAGATACTTGCTGTTGATGAAGTACGCACGGTTGTTGCCGCAGTCCTCATCATACAACATATCAACGCCGTTGTGCTTGGTAACCTCAAAGCCAAGGTCAATCATGCGCTTGCCGTTGCTGGTGTCGGACAGATTGAGAACAACCTTGTCACGAGCAGCAGCACGGTAATGACGCCAGATGTTGCGACCAACCAAGATGAGGTCAGGACGTTCACCCTTGAGAGTAAGGTCGAGCAAGATGTCGTCAAAGGCTTCCTCAATGTTGGTGCTGTTCAATGCACCAGCAAAGTCATAAGCCGAAGTACGCCACTGGCTTTCACTTGCACGGTTGATGCCGCCAATGGTGCCGGACGTTGGGTCATCAGGAATGAGCGATGCAAGACCAATCGGGTCAAGACCACCGCCAGCAGCATAGAGATAGCTTGAGAAGCGCTCTTTGATGCTTTCTTCCAGCACTTCCATCTTTGCCTTCATCAGCTTGAAGATTTGTGCTTCACCCTTGTTCTCGTCTTCCTCTTGGTCAGAGATGATAACAGTACCACCAACACGCGACCAAAAGTACTCAACAGTTGTGAACTCATTCGTGGGAGCAATCGGCAGCGTGTCGTAGTATTCGTACGCAGCGACGTTGGGATTGCGACCAATCGTGAGTGGGTTTGTGATGTGATAGCCACCATCTTCCGTTTCGACACGGCCAGAGCTAAATGCCCAAGCCATGAACGCATTGCTGCGAATAGAAGCCATGATGAGCTTCTTTCGAGACTTCTGCAAGGTAGCATTGAGAACGGTTGCGAGAACCGACATAATGTTGTCTCCAATAAGTTAGTTGATTACACCAGCGTCTTTCATTGCGCCACGGATGATGTTGCGATAGCTCTCATCCGATGACGCAACAGTTGTGCGATTTGCTTCACCAATTCCGGCTCCAACTCCCATTGCACGGCCATTTGAAAGTGGTGCGCGTGGTTGCTGTTGCCCGTTGTTGGGTTCATTCGCACTAGCAGCTTGTTGCTCAACTAGTGGTTTTGACCAATCAAGTCCGCGCTCAATGAAGGCGTCTCTCAACTGGTAATACGCATCCCTTGGAGAGAGGGACGGTTGCCGCTGTAGCATTTGAGCAATAAGCCCATCATGCGTACGAGCATCAGGGAAATCTTGGAAGAACCTTGTAGCCTCTTGTGCCACTTGTTCCTGCTGTTGACGACTGTTGTTTTCGTTCTGCTCTCGCTCAAGTAGAGGTGCAAATCGTGCCTCCATCTGCCTGAGTGCGGCGTCACTCCCAACCGTGTCCAATCCCTGCACATTGATACCAGCCGCTGCGGCCTCTGTCAACAGGATTTTGATGGTTCCAGAGGGGTCAGTCTTCAACGCGCGCGCAAGTGCAATGCTGTCACGCAACTCAGTCGGCTCAAGCCCACTAACACTGTTGGAGGCTTCTCGCAGCATCTGAACTTGTTCAGTCAGGTTGTTGTTAGATGACTGCAACTCTGCAATGTTGGAGTTCAAGTCGCTGTTCTGGCGACGCAACAACTCTCGCTGCTCATACAAGCGGCGCTCAGGACCAGCCTTAACAACACTGCCATCAGGGAGTGTCAGGTCTTGGGGACCATTAGACTTGCCAGTTTCTTGTTTCTTTTGTTCTTGCTTTGGCTGTTGGTCAGGCGTATTGCTCTTGCTATCAGCGCTAGGTTCTTTGGACTTGACGCCATCTTCGCCTGACTTATCGTCTTTGGCTTCCGTAGTGTCAGTTTCTTCTGCATCATCACCAAGCTGCTCCGCAAGTGTTGCTTCAAGCATGTCATCACTAGGACGAGTTGTTTCAGGCGTACCTGTCTTCATCTCATCCTGAATGGTATCGTTAGTTACACCCTCATCGGGGTTATCGTTCGGCGTTGCCATGTTACTGTCCTTGCATTATCTGTTGAAGTGCTTGCTCAGGTGGCACACCCTGCTCAATGAGTTGTTGAAGTGCCTGCTGTGCCTCAGGCGGTAAATTACTAATCTCTTGTGCTAACTGTTGACGGAGTTGTGCATCATCGCCACCCCCTTCACTAGCTTGGCCCTCTTGTGTTGAACCTTGTTCGCCCTCGTTAGGCCCGCCACCAGCTTTCTGCATGTTCATCATCATGCTCTCAATAATCATCTTACGCTCTTCATCTGTGATTGCTGTCTCAGGGAAGGTACGCTCGATAATCTTGAGAATGACGAGAACAAGTCCCGGTGATGCGTTGGCAAACTGGCCAATAATCTGTGCAAGCTCTAGGGCCTCTTGCTTCGAGCCTGCACTGTTTGGCTTCTGTGTACTGCCTGCTTCAATCTGTGGCTGCATCTCAGTGTTGAACACGCGAGGGTCACTGATTTGTTCCCAAGCCTGTGCAAGCTCTTGACCAATGATAGGAGCGACGTTCTCAGGCCCCCAATTCATAAGACACAGCATTGCGACATTCCACATGACATCAGCAGTGAACTCTTCAATCAAGTCCTTGCGCTCATCAACACGCACCTCGACATTGGAGTTGTAGAAGTCAATGGCACGGTTCGTAGTGTTGGTCTTGAACTGTCCACCTCGCATAGCATCGCTGATACCAGTGATGCGGTTGATAGCTGCAAACTTGCTGTCAGGATTGAACAACTCAGGGAACATCATTGATGGCGGCTTCATCGACATAATAGCGCTGTCGAGTGTCTCACCATCTGGCAAGCTGATACCACGCGCTGTCCCGTCTGGACCTTTAAGAACAGCCTCAACGTCCTCTTGGCTAATCTTCTCTTTGTTGTAGAACAAGTTGCGGCGCACCCAACGACGCGAGCGACGAACTTCATCGTTAATCTCGTTGATAGCGTCCTGCTGGTCAAGATAGTAAGTGACCTCACCCTTGCCATTGGTAGACACTGCACTCTCATGGAACCACAACTTAAAGTAAGGAAAGAACCGAGGCAACCGCAACGGGTCATCCCAAACCCAAATAGGCCACTTCCAATCTTGGTCATGGTACATCGACACACGGCGAGTTGTCTTGTCCCAAACCCACCACACTTTGCAGTACTCAGCAGCACCGAGTTGTGCAGCACTAGTGTATCCATAAGCCTCTGGCCGCGACGCACTGTCATCGGCAATAAGGGTGAAGTTGTTAACCTCATCCTCAACACCATTAGACTTGCTGCCTGCCTTCATCACATGAGTTGGTTCGTAGATGCTCTTGCCATCTTTTGCATACACGGCATTGATGTAAGCAGTTGGCAGGTAATCCCACTCCATCATCCAGTTGGCATCAACACAAGGGTCTTGGTCAGTGCTGGTAGGGTCAACAATGATGTGCTGTGGAAGTCGGTGCGTTACAAGCGGACCAGCATCTGACAGCAAGTTGACACGCTGTTCGAGTGCCATAATCTGACCCTCGATTTCACGGATTTCGCTAGTCTTTTTCGCGTTAGCCAGCTTTTGTGCAAGACTTGTGAGATTAGCGATTGCCTCTTCGCTGCTCTCTGTCTTGTTAATCCAACTGAGCTTGAGATAGCCAGCATTTGTTAGCAATGTCGTGAGGATGACACGCCGTATCTTTGGCTTCATGTTCAAGCCGGGAGCAGTCTTCATCTGCATCAACCGATTGCACAAGCGCTCAACAGCACGGCTGATTGGTGCCTTGCTCTCCTCAGAATAGCTAATCTTGATGTTAGGGTTCTTTGGGTACAGCAATGGTACCATGATTGAGGTGTTGCTGAACACCACATTCTCAGTCTCAGTCCATTGCTCATTCATACGCTGAGTATAAGGAGTGTTGCCAGATGAGTTCTGCTTTGAGACACGGTTGTTTGCTTGGTTGTTCTCGTGATACTTGATAGCTTCATCCCAACAGTCCATGTCATTTGCACGAGCCGCAATCCCTTGGTCACGGCGACTGCACCACAACGCACCAGAGAACTTAGACACTGGTATCTTGCTGTCACCAAGCACCTTGTACACTGGCTCATTGCTAGTGTCGCCAATGCTGTCTTCAACAATCCCATCATCAGCAAGGGTCTGTTCAAGTTTGTTCGGGCTACGCGCCATAACGATGGCTCCTTGCATTTTGGTTCTGTTGAATGTCTACTTCGTGGTAATGGAACACACCAGTTGGCAACTCAAAAGGTTTCTTGATGATACCAGCCAGCTTTGGTGAACGCGACAGCATGTACTTAATCATATCGAGAGAGTGGTCATTGATGTCTCTTGGCTTGTCCTCAAACTCTCCAGATGTGTCACGCTTCCAGATGTAATCAGTAATCTCTTTGTCAATGAAGTCTAGCTCACTTGCAATAAAGAGCTTAGGTGAGCCATACGAGTTGTCGAATGGGTTGCGGTGTGCAAGGTCAACTGTCAAATACTGCTTCACCTTCATAATGCCAGTGATGATGCTGTTGTTAGCATGAACCATAGAGATGTCTTCACCAGCAAACAGACCTGCAACAGTAGTGCCAACCTTCTTCGCTGTACCAGATGCCCGCTTGAAGATTGCTGGGTCTGCAATGATGCCATCGTAATCATTCTCGAACACCGACACCACATCTAACTGTGTCCTGCACTTCTTGATAGCAGTTGCTAAGCTCGATATGCTTTGTTCCGCAATGTGGAAGCCGTGAGTAATAAAGACGTTGCCCATCATGTCAGAGAACGCAAGACCGTAACAAGCTGGTGCAGCAATGCCATGGTCATATGCCTCTATGATGCGCGGTTGCCACCCTCTATAGCTGATGTCACGCATGTATGCAAGGATTTTCTCTCGCGGGACCAAGTGAATGTCAGACGAATACTCAGGATAGACTAGGCCCTCAAATGCTCCCCACTCACCCATGAGGAAGCGCTCTTTCATCTGACCAGTATAAGCACTCTCAAGACCTTCGATGAAATCTTCTGGCAAGTTCTCTTTGTTGCTGTAGGTACTACCCTCAAACAAATCAATGATTGGCTTGTTGTCTTTGTCTACCAACAAGCCCTTCGTCATGCGACCTTTCTTGTAGTCATGCAGAGGCTTGACCAGTTCTCGATACACCCAATTCCTTGTAGGGTTGGTGCAGAGTATCATCCAGCGCGGACCACTGACAGGCATTGTAGCGTCATCACCGATGTAACGAGCATTGCCACGCAGACGACCTAACAAGTCCAAGAAGTCTTTGTGACTAATCTCAGGGTCTTCTACTTGGTCAACAACAATGTAGTCATAGGTCGCAGACAGCAGGTTGGAGGTCGAACTCTCGTTTGCCTTGCCTTGTTGTGCGATGTAGCGAAAGTTGATAGTAGAGCCATTGGTGAGTGTAACGGTGTTGTCTTTGGACAAGTTCTTGCTCTCAATCCAGACCTTCGGACACCAAGCCAACCACTCTTTGCGAATGGTGTCATTGAGCTTAGGATAAGTCGAACGAGCAACTAAACCGTTAGAACCGGGATACTGTTTCGCAAGTTGCAGTGCCTTAACCACCGCTGATGTTGTCTTGCCATTGCCATAACCACCTCCGAACATCTGCACCTTAGCGCGACTGTTCTGGAAGGCTTCTTGTACCGACCCCTCGTGAAGTTTGTAAACTCTGCCCATGACTGTCCTAGTTAACGTACA